TATGTAAAAAAGATCGGTGAGGCTGAAGGTGAAGAGAAAGAGAAGCACCAAAAGGAATTGGCTAACATTGAGGACATTTTGGCTTCCCGTAAGGACGACAAGGAAGAGGTCAAGGAAGGCAAAGATACTTCGGACAAAACGATCAAGAAAGTTGCTCCAAAAAATCCACACCGTGATGTGCCCCGCGGCGTTCTTCCTGATTGGATGGAACGTAGAATGGACAAATGGAATACAGAAGAGGATGCTAAACCTATCAAAGAGGTCTATCGTCTAACACCCGGAAGAGCAAAGGTATTGGATAAGGCTGATGCAGACGCAGGAGATGCATTACATGCATCAGTCGGAAGCACTGATCCAAAGGTAAAAGAACGAGCCCATACTGAACTCGGTAAGTCACTAAGAGCAGAAATACTCCGTCAAATGACAAAACCAGAAGGTAAGAGAACAGGTGCTTGGGCAGGAACAACCGATCCAGAACTCAAAAATCACTTAAACTGGGCACGGAAACCAAAATCACAACTTGGTGAATCTGCTAAAGAGATTGTACAAAATATCAGTGAATGGATGAAGACTATGAAAGGTAAGAAAAATGGCAAGAGTAAGTAATAAGGGTAAGGGTCGTGGTGGCTATGGTAAGATAACCAAGCGCAACCGTCATTGGAATGCTCGGGTGAAGTCTACCAATCGTAAAACCGATTTGGCACGTAAATCATGAATAAAGAATTTGAAGAATATATTGATAGCATAAAAAAAGCGGTAGCAAGGGAATCTGCAACTCCAAAAGATAAAAAACCAAGTCCATCAGAAATCTTGATTGCAGCAAGAGAAATGATGAGAAGGGTTAAAGATGACAGATCCAACAAAACTAATCGCTGAAGCATACACGAAACAAGTTCTGTTTGAACAATGGGCTATGTCCAACACACATCACATTGTTGAAGCAATCGAAGAATTTGAAGAAGAAAATCAAATAGAATTGACAGAAGAAGAAATAAAATTTGTGGTAGAATCTTTTCTAACTGAATCATATCAATGAGATCATTTCGTCAACATATGTCTGGTGGATATGTACCACCTTCTGCTGAAGAGCGTGCAGAGTTGGCGCGCTCGCGTGCTGCACATTTTGAAAGACAAATTGCCGGCAGCAAGATGAGCAACTTTGACCGCGGACAATATACAGAAATTGGTCACGCCGCAACAACCGGTGGTATTGGTAGTAATGCCGATACCGAACTCTGGGTACATCACGATGATAAGATTCTAAAGAAAAGATTACCTTCGTGGCGCCCACATGGCGCGCACCATGATGTTTTTGGTATGGGTGAGTTGAACTATCCAGAAGGCGGTCCTCGCAAACCAGCCGGTAGAGTAGATCATGCACTAAAAGCAATCTCATTACAATATGATCCAAAGACACCTTCTCATCATGTAGAAAGAGTCGTTCAACAATTACGTAAGGCGCACCCCGATTATGTTATTCGTGATTATGAACAAAACAAGTATGTTCATGAGGGTGTGGTCAAAGATATGGCAAAAGTGTTAGGTACTGCGGCAGTTGCAGGAGCCGTTGCATTTGGTGGTGGAAAAGCCGTCAAGCAAATGTTTCCAAGTAAACCAGAAGCACCAATTGCAAAAATAGATCACGGTTCAAAACCTGTAGAGAAACCAACATCTACGCTTAAAGTGCCAAAAGATGTTAAGACTCAGATGCCAGCGCCTCCCAAGGTCAAAGAACCGGCCGGACACAAAGAGTTCCACGAAAGATTGCAAAAGCATTTTGGTGCAGAGTATCCTATCATAATGACTGCTGCCAAAAGAAATGGCATTGCTGACACGGATCATGACAATTTAGCAACTTTGTTTGCTATTCGTAAATCAGAAAACGGTAAACCTGGAAAAGAATTTGGTGTTCTACATCCTAAAGCCAAAGGTAAAACAGGAGAATCCAGAGAAAAAACTTTGGATAGACAAGCCGGTTGGGCTGCTGCAACTATAATGAGTAAACGCCGCGCACATGAAGCTTCAAAAGAAGGTGGCGACTTTGTTCAGTATTTAAGTTCTAAATATGCACCTGTTGGGGCAAGTAATGATCCAAACAATCTGAATAAAAATTGGCACAAAAATGTTTCTGGTTGGCGCGATGTCTTTCATGGCAAAAAAGGTAGCATAAGTGAAGGAAAGAAAAACCTTCATGTATTTGACTTTGATGACACGCTCGTAAAGAAAACCGGATCAACTGTTAATGTTAGAAATAAAAAGACAGGTGAAACTAGAAAACTTTCATCGGGTGAATTTGCATCATTTAAACCCGAGGACGATCATGAATTAGACTTTTCTGGCTTCAACACCGTAGAAAATCCAGAACCAATCAAAGGATTGGATAGAGCCGCACGAAACGCCTCTAGAAAAGGCAGAGATGTGGCAATATTAACTGCTCGGGCACCAGAAGCGGAACCTGCGATTCGTAAGTATCTGAAAGGTCGTGGGATAAAGGGCAAGCGTCTTAAAATAATGGCAGTAGGATCATCTAGTCCAGACGCAAAACGCGACGCATTGGCTAAACATATTGCTGGTAAAGGATATAAGAAAATAGAATATAGTGACGATCATGAAGCCAATGTGGCTGCCGTTGGTCAATTACAACAACAACACCCAGATACTAAGTTTAGACTCAGAACAGTTAAGATAAAGGAAGAAGCAAAGCCAAAAATCTTAACCAGATTAACAAATCAATTAAGATCGAAGGGTGTAAAAAATGCCGCTGGTGTTGCTGTTGGTAAACTTCGCCAATTTGGTTTAATGAAGAAGGATTCTTTGTTGCTCACAGACAAGGGTGCCACTAGAAACAAAATGTCACCCGGTGCAAGAGCCAAAAGTAGAGCAGCCAAATATAATGGTGGATCGCCAAAAGATTATACATATAATAGCAAAACAAACAGAGCCACTAAAAAGGACTAACATATGACATCGGACTCAAATTGGATCAAAGAAATTTCTAAAACTTACCTAGCCGAAGCACGAGGGGAAACTGCCGTGCATCAAGCAGGCAAAGAACCTTCTTATGTTGCTGCTGAACGCAGAAAAGAAGAAAAGAAGAAAGAAGTAAAAGAAGAAACAATAGAAATCACCAACGAACAATTGTTGGAATCTTTTAATCTTCTTTCGGAAGAACAATTCGAAGCGTTGACTGAAAAATATCTCACACATCTTCAAGAAAATTACAGCGAAGAAGAAATTGCTGGAATGACTGAAGAACAAATCCAAGAAGGTTTAATGAACTTTGCTCGCGGGTTGGTTCAAACTGGTGTAGAAAAGGCAAAAGCACTTGGTTCAAAAGTAAAGCAAGGAATCAAGGATATTGAACAAAAGGGTGCCGTTGCGGGGTTTGAAGCAGAAAAAGCAAAAATGCGTAAGGGTGGAAGCACTGCCGGTCATCACCTACAACAACTCGCTGCTGGTAGAGCAATGGGCAGTAAAGATGCTAGTGGTCAACAAGTAATCCGTCCAGAAGATGAAGAATTGCACGGTAAGTTGGCTGGTGCTTATGAAAAATCTGTACAAGATAGAACAAAGGGATTGGGTGGACTTGCCGCCAAGATTAAGGGCAAGTTGACAGGACAATCTGCTACTGATGTTGTCCGCGCAGGAGATGAAAAGAAACTTGCAAAATTACAATCAGCAGGTGCCGTAAAGGGTGAAGAATTGGCCGGCCGTTACCGTTCAGGTACAAAACAAGCAGCACAAAAGAAATTAGCATTCCATCGCGGTGAAATAGAAAGATTACGAAAACTGGCGGGTGATACTGAATAAAACAAAACCCCCAGAAATGGGGGTTTTTTGTTGGATAAATACTTTTATTCGGAGTATCATATGGAACGCACAGAACTATTACTACAAATTAAAAAATTACTAGAGAAACAAGGTGCAAAGCGTAAACTGATGCAAAGAGCAAAGGCCGACTCCATAGCCTCTGCAAGTAATTTAATAAATGTAACTTTACCGGCACAAAATATGCCATCCATACACGAAGAAGCAGTTATCAAACAATATTCTATACAAGCAGTCGGTCGTAAAAGAAATACGATGATGAATTCTATGCAATTGAATGATGCTGAATTTTTAAACTGGGTTCAAGATCGTTTGTATAGATTGGCACACGAAAATGAAAGAGCCGTTGCGGAATTTACTATCAAAGATTTAACAAGTGGATTACAGAAATGGGAGAATTTATTTTCCACTCAAGATAAAGAATGGGGTAAATATCGTGATTCTTTTATGAAATATAAAGATCGCTTTATCAAAGCAGCGACTGTTATATTGAATACAGGTCAAGCGTCTGGTTCATTAAATGATTCCCCAAGTCAAGCGGCACCAAATAATACTCAGGGATCGCCCGCCACCCCAACTATGTTAAAACAACAAGCATCGGATGGTAGAAGAGGTGATGCCACCCAAGCACCTGCCGGTGGAGGTAGTGCTGAGGAAATGCCGCAAGATCAACAACAATATGGTCCAATGGAATATTTCCAATATTTCCAACAATTATTGGATATGGATGATGCATCATTTGCAGATTTTGTGCAAGACAAAATACTAAGTGGTGAAAATGCTCCAACTAATGTGTCGATAAAGACCGTTAAAAAGATGCTAGATAAAGATGAAAAAGAAGTAGATAAAGTGTTTAAGAAATTTACAAAGGAGATACACAAACTGTATAAAGAATACGCTAAAAGATTCTTAAGCACGGTTGAGATGATGACTGGTGAGGATTAAATTATGAAGAAAGATGTTCTTTTATTGAATGCGTCTGAAGAAGTGATAAACGTAATAGATTGGATGAAAGCAGTAAAACTGCTCATGGCTGGGAAAGCAACCAAGCCGTACAATTACGAGGATTATCACGAAATTACAACAAGCAGCGGAGTATACAAACTTCCTACTGCGATTGTTCTCGTTCAATATATTAGAATACCATACCGCAAGTGCAAACTTAACAAAAAGAATTTGTTGAATCGGGATAATGGTATTTGTCAATATTGTGCAAAGAAGTTAACAAAAGCAACACTCACCGTAGATCACGTTCTCCCAAAGAGCAGAGGTGGTAAAAATACATGGGAAAACATGGTATCTTGTTGCCGTAATTGTAATGTAAAAAAGAAAAACAGAACTCCCTCTGAAGCAAATATGAAATTGCTATCTATTCCGGGTTTGCCACACAAAGATTTTGTTCTAATTAAGGTATATGATGGCAACCATAACAAATTATGGGAACGATGGATTAGCATAAATAATAAGTAACCTTAAGGAGAATATAAAAATGAGAAGCGCAGATCCAGCAGCATATGATCAATTTATAGAAATAACTTCAAACACAACAACAAATACTAAATTTGGCACAGGTTTTAGAGCAATACTAGTTACGGCAACCGGAGATACTACGGGTGCAGTTACATTGGTAATTGAACAATTAGTAAATGGTACATTAGCATCTAAATCAATTGATTTGCGTGTAAACCGTTCTAGTACAATATTTCCAATTTCGGGTGAAACCGTGTATTGTTCTTCTGTAACAACAGCAAAAATATATGCACTTATTTGATTTTACACAATTTCTGACAGAACAAAAGCAAGAAGATGCTGGACCAAATGTTCATTTGGAACACGCAGAAGATGCTATTTTTGATGAAGGACATGAGGGTGGTAGATCTGCTGCTCATTATATCCATTCTTTGGCCAATGGTTTACGCGGCAAACACGGAGCAGATTTTAAAGTTACAACAAAATATGATGGTGCCCCAGCAGTTATATTTGGTGTTCATCCAGTAACTGGCAAATTCTTTGTTGGCACCAAATCTGTATTTGCCAAAACTCCAAAGATAAACTATTCCTTGAAAGATATTGAAAAGAATCACGGAGATTCGCCTGGGCTTGTAGCAAAGTTACAAGCCGCTTTTACTCATTTGCGTAAATTAAACATTCCTCACGGTGAAGTATATCAAGGAGATATGATGTATACTCCTGATGATTTAAAAATGGAACAAATCGAAGGTAAAGAACATTTAACTTTTACGCCAAATACGTTAACTTATGCGGTCCCTCATGGCAGCGATGATGCAAAAAGAATAACAGCATCGAAAATGGGTATTATAGTACATACAGGATATCGTAATTTTGGTCAAAAAGGAATGTCAACTGAATTTTCTCCTGATCTAGGTCATATTGAACCACATTCAGACGTTTGGATGAAAGATGCACAATTAAGTCGTGGTGATGGGGAAAAACAACTGTCTACGGCAGATCACAAAAAGATTGTTGAGCATTTAAAAGCAGCACACAAACATTTAGACGATAGCAAAGATTTTATGAACGGCGTTGCTGGACATGCTTCCATGCGACCACTTATGAAAATGTTTGTGAATGATATGGTTCGTCGCGGTGTAGAAAAACCAACTAGACAACATGTTATGGACTTTATAACTGCTAGACACAATGCTGAGGCAGATAAATTAAAAACACAAGCAGGAAAAGATCGAGTTCATGCTAGAAGAACGGAATTAATGGCAGATCTTTTACAAAACACCCAACATATTGACAATATGTTGGCTGCTCATCACAATATAGCAGCAGCAAAACATGTTCTTATTGGTGGTTTAAAGAAAACAAAAGGTATTGCAACATACGCAAGAACTCAAAAACAAAACGCTGATACAAAAGAAGTATCCGATCACCTAGAACCAGTTTCTCCAGAAGGGTTTGTTATGATTGATACTGGTACTGGTAAAGCACTCAAAGCAGTTAATCGCTCTGAGTTTTCTCGTATGAATTTTGAGCGCGGTAAAATGGCGCAAATGAAAAAAGAAAAGAAACAAGATCAAGAACAAGAAAATGAAGGAGAAGAAAATGGCTAAAAAAGGATGCGGCTGCGGTGGCCCAAAACCAACACCAACACCAAAAACTGGGAGTAAATAATGTTTAAAGCAAAAATGATGAACACATTTAAAGATATGTTTGGTGGAGTTTATAATAAGGAAAATGGTAAGATTTTCTGGTCAAAAAATGGATTTAAGGAACTTGTTACTACTGGTTTTTTAAAACACTTTATTGATAAAAAGAAAGATCCATCAGTAAACGATCAAAGTACGGTTGTATTAAATAGCGCGGCAAAACAACCATCTAAGAAAGTAAAGAAAGATGCAAAACCTGAAACAAATCCTGAAGTATCTCAAGGAAGCTAAGTCTGTAGGACCTGCTTTTCTTGTTACTGGTGCATTCGGTCCTTATACAAGAGGACACGAAGAAATGGCACGTGCTGCTGCACATCATGCAGCAGGTTCAGGACACACACATTTCTATCATGGAATTGGTGCTTCTGAATTAAAACCAGACGCTCCACTAACACATGAACAAAAAACGCAAATAGTTTCTGGTTCACATAAGCATATTGCTGGAAGTATGCCAAGAGAGCATCAAGGTAAATTGGGATTTGGTATTGTACCAAGAGAACATTCGATCACACCATTCCATCAAATAGGACATCTAATATCTAAAGGACACAAAGATATTACTGTTGCTGTTGGTTCTGATCAATTAGCAAAAGGTGGATTAAAAGATCAAATTTTAAAGCACATGGAAAGACACGGTGGATTTGTTGGTCCTGATAAACAAGTCCATGATGTTACTATTAATTTCCACCAACTTGGTAAACCAAGAGTAGAGGGTGAAATACCAAGAGAAAAATTATTGAAACAAGTTCGGGGTGGAGACTATACCGGAGTCAAGGCTGGCAAGTTACGTGCCGCTGTTGGTTCTGGTGATGAGGAATTGGCACACGAAATGATGCCGCATTCTGTAAAAGATAAAGCAGGCTATTTCAAATTAATCAAAGGACAAATGGATGCAGTTCAAAGAGGAATTGACACCAAACGAGCCGAAAAAGAAGCGAAAAAAGCAGCCAAGACTACGGCGAAGCCAAAAGCCAAATCTAAAAAGAAGAAGGTAGTGAAAGAATCCTTTCTTAAGATAATGGCTTTCTTGGAGTCCGCTGATGATCCAACCCGTAAGGAAAGAGATCATAGAATGTACGGTTGGGGTAAAGCAAAACCAACTGCAAAACAATTGGCTAATAGAAAAAAGAAGGATAAGAGAACTGTCGCTCGCAGACAAGCAAATGCTTCTGGTCGAACCCGTAAAGGTGATAGTTCTGTGGAACTAGATCACAAAAACGGTAATGCAAACGACAACAGTTCGGATAATTTAAGAGTTATTTCTAGAAAAACCAATCGTTCTAGGAATAATAACAAATGGCGTAAATGATAAATACATCGGAGATTTAACAAATGGATTTTCACAAATTACGTCAAATTATAAAAGAAGCCTCTTGGGAAGATACACCAGCAGGCAAAAAACTTGCTCAAGCAAAAACAGACTATGCAAAGCATGTCTCCGATAATTTGGGTGAGGTGCCCCCTCAAATGGGTTCAGTTAATGCTAGAAGAAACCCCAAAACAGGCAAAGTTGAGTGGGTAAAAGAAAGCAAAGAAAGCATGCCTTGCAACAAACCAACTCGCTCTACCAGTGCTGGTAAGAAGATGATGGTAAAAGCTTGTGAAGGTGGTAAAGAAAAAATAGTCCACTTTGGAGCAAAAGGATATGGACACAACTATAGTCCCGCTGCCCGTAAGTCTTTCCGTGCTAGACATAAGTGCGGTGAAACGAAATCAAAATTAGGAGCACAATACTGGGCTTGCCGTAAACTATGGGCAGGACCAAAAGGATCAAAGAAATCATGCCCACCAGGCAGAAAGTGTAAGTACTGAAATGAAATTTAAAGAACTAAAGAGAATAATTGAAGAATACCAAGTATTAGAAGAAGCATCAAAGGGAATGATGGTTCCCGGTTTAAATAGTCAACAAGCATCTGATGGTAGCGTTTCATTACACGATGTTACAGAGCCAGAGATGGTTGAACGCATCAACGCTGGTATTACAGGATTTCTTTCAAACGTACCAAGTTCTGGTGTAGTAGATCCAAGAGATCTTTTAGTTCGTTTGCGTGTAGAACTTAACAAAATTGGATTTGATTTTAAATATGATGGTAAGGCATATCCAGAAGAGAATATGCAATTTGCATTGACTCAATTTGGTGGACGCACTGGGGTAGATGAAAAGGGCAATCAACTTGACGACGATGGTATTACCCATCGTCTCGGCGGTCCTCTTAAATTATCTGTTAAGATGAATCATCCACCAGAAACAGGATTTCATTCAATTCAAGCACACTTGGTAAAAGGTGAAGGATCGGTAAAAACCGGTATTGAGGGATCTGAGGCAGCAGACACACTTAAAAAAAAAAGTGAATGAAGAAAAGGACGAGTGCTACCACAAAGTAAAAGCAAGATATGATGTTTGGCCATCAGCGTATGCTTCCGGTGCCCTCAGTAAATGCAGAAAAGTTGGAGCCAAAAATTGGGGCAATAAGAGTAAGGATTAATAATGGAACTTTTGGTTATGGATGTTTATAAATTAAATGATGATAATTTCTTAATGTTTGCAATGAAACACTACGACAATCCGCAGTGTAAAAACATTGAAGAATTTCATGAAGATATGAATCGAATCAAATACCTGAAAAGATTGTTTAGAAAATACAAAACGTCTGGTGTGTTAAGAGAGAGATTAATACTAAATCATTTAATAATATTTACAAATGTATTTGGTATAGAAGCAAGTTCTAGATTATTGTTTTCGAGGATTGAGGAAGATTTACACACATATTTAAAAACGTTCTTAATCTTTTTAAATAGTTTACCAGAAAATATACCAGAAACTGATTTAGTAATGATACCTTTAGATAGAAGAATAATTACAAAACTCAGAGAAATTAAATGATCAATCAACCCGTATACCTTTTAGAAGATCTTCGTAGGTGGTTCAAAGAAAAATGGACCGCTCAGGATGGTTCTCCATGTGGAGGATATGAAGGTAGGGGAAGAGTCAAATGTCGCCCATCCAAGAGAGTATCAGGTAAGACTACAAAGACCTGGGGCGAAATGGATAAGAAAGAAAAAAGAAAAGCAGTACGTTTAAAACAAAAAGCACACCGCAAAGGTCACCAATTTAGTAGTCACAAAACCGGAAAAACTTGGAAGGGTGACAAATATCGACCAGAAAAAAGAAAATCTACAATTAAAGAAGCAGCAACCAAACCAAATAAGGCTGAAATGAAACAAATCATGTCTTATTTAAAAGGATCTATTAATGATCCTACTCGCTTTTATTACTTACTTCTTCTTTCCGGAATGAATGGTGCTAAAGCAAATAGCATTTTGTTTGATTTAAAAAATCCATTACTTAGAACTGCTACACCATATTATAGAAAAAGAATGTTGAATTTATTAAAAAGTATTATAGACGCAATAACAAAAGATAGATTACTCTACAATAGAGTTAGATCAATGGCGATGAGTGGCAATCTTTCTTTACACGAAGAAGAAGGTGCTAGTGCTGGTGGGGGTGATGCTGGTGGACAGGGTGGAGGAATGAGTGTTGGTGGTGGTTATATCGAGGGTATGCCAGACGCAACGCCTCCGGAACAAACTTCCGGGCCAGTTTGGGGTTCTTCACCGCCACCAAATAAAAAGAATAAAAAGCGTTTAGTAAAGATGTATCAAAACTTTGCAAATTTGCATAGGAGAAACAATGCCAACTGAATTAATTTCATTATTGGGTGGCGGAGTTACAGGTTTTCTTTTTAGATTTTGGGCACAACGCGCTCAAGATCAAAAAGAAATGTTTCAAAGATTAATTGAAGCAAATAGACAAACAACAGAGAATCAAGACAAAGCAGTTCAAAGAGTTCCAATTGATCTAGGAAAGGGTGTGCGTCAACTAATCGTGCTTGCTTGTTTATTTGCAGTTGTTGCAGCACCATTCGTTCTTCCTTTCTTTGGTATTCCTACCTTTGCGGAATATACCCAAAAGCAACCAGAAAGTTTCTTTGGACTGATTCCCGAAACTAGCAGAAAGTATTTTGTGGAGATTCCCGGATATCTGTTTGCTGAAGAAAACCGTCAAGTTCTTTTGGCTGTCGTTGGATTCTATTTTGGTTCAGCCGCAGGAGGTAACAAGTCATGAATAAAGTAATTTGGGGAATAGTATTATTTTTGTTGGTTTCCTGCACTGAACCAAAAATGGTTTATATGGAAGACAAAAATGGTCAAATAATACACTCCGTGCAAAAAGAACCATTCTTTAATAGTCCCGACAAAACTTCAGAATGGTTGTTCTGGTATACTCCTATTTTCTTGTTTGCTTCATGGTTTATCTGGAGAGAAGCAAAATCGATATATTACGATTGCAAGAAAATAAAGAATCCCGAAGACGAAGAAATTAACAATCCTTGATTTTTTCATAAAGCATTTTGCAAATATAATACGAATCAACAATATCTGACACCGGACTAGTAATATCTTTTTTGTCCGGTGTTATTATTGCTTTTAAAAGCATGTTATTTTCTTCAACGAACGCATCATACATTTTTTCTTTGTCTGCATTACCCTTACCGGTGGCATACTTCTTTACCTCCGTGGGTGGCAAAATGGTCAAGGGTATTCCTAATTGATAAATTTTATACTTCAATACCCCAGTATTTTCAGCAATGTGGAAAACTTTACCTTTGGCACCATAAGCATATCCTTCTAATGCAATAGCAGAACAACCCATAAGAATTTCCGTAGCCCAATCGGCAATTGTTTCATATCTTTCGACATCACAATCCCAATCTAGGAATGTTTCTCCTATGATATTGCTTAAATAACTGTTAGCGTACTTTTTTGTGTCTGTTAGGTAATAGAACGAACACTTGCTGTAACTGAACGTTCCGGTTCCGTTGAACACACAAATTGCGGGCCCAGTCAAGGAATAATCTATACCAGCGATTACCATACAACATTATTTATTCTCCTCTATTATGCTTTGCAACCATTCTTTGTATAAAATAATATGAGTTGCTGAGTTTTCAAATATTTGCGAATTGTACATTGCAAAAGAGCAAAGTATTCCGGCAAGTTTTCCACCATCCTCAAAAAGTCCACCCCCAGAATCTCCAAACCAAACGCTTCCTTCTAGTGGCAAAAACTTAATATGTGATGGATCTTCTATTATTGTACCATAATAGAAAAATGTTTTTGGATTGCTAATCTTTTTCTTTTCAAAACTATATCCCACTGTTACCAAAGGCTCCAAACGATTTAGTTCGTCGAAATTGTCTATTAAAACGGCGGGAGTTTTGGTACTGGGTGTTTCTAAAACAAAAGCACCAATATCATGAATTGTATAATTTGTCATGTAGTCTTTATGAACTACACATTTCACTATGCGTATTCTTTCACAATCATTGGTTTCAAACCAATACGCATTTCCATCTTCTAAACAATGAGCGGCGGTTAGCACAACTCGGGGAGATATGAGAACACAACTACCAATCATGTCCCCATTCTCTTTTAATACTTTCCCCACACAACCAAAAGGATCTTGTTGCCCCTCTTCGATGACTGTAAACCCTCGGGTTATAAAGTAAGGCAGTTCTTGAGTGGGCTGCTCGACCGCTTCGGGTGTTGCTTCCTTTGGTTGTGTGGGGGGTGTAGAAGCGGCAGGAACACCTTTGCAGGCGTTTATCGTCGCAAGGGAGGTGACTAGGATGGTTACTAGTACCCTTGACATAACACAAGTATTTATGCCACTTTACTAAATAAAAATCCCGATTTTTTAGATCGGGATTTCATTCACTTCTTGTTTTTTAAGTACGTGTCAATTTTGTCTTCCAAACTTCGAACCCTTTGATATAGGGCAGAAATACTATCATTAGAATTTTTACTTGATTCATCCATATTTCTTTGTAGTGCTTCCGCTTCTCTTTGCATTTGATTGTAAACATCAGTAAATCGCTGGTGTTCTTCTGCTGCTTCTTTTTGTCTGCGGAGTTTCTTGTTTTCACTTTCTGCCAAGAAAAACAAAACAGTCATAAAACCAAAACTACCCAATAGTAACCAAACATAAAACATTGCATTGCTCATAATGTCTCCTTATTCCGATAGGAATTGTTTGTTTTCGTTCAAATTTCTTGTTCGTGCTTCACCAATAATTTTACTATTAGCATCATCCCAACCTATCACATACTCTTGCCAATATGGATCGGTTGACATTGTTGCTTGTGGTAATTTTGGTCCACCATTCATACGACAATTGAATCCTTTGTCGTAACCTTCACCGGGTATGTAATTGCCCATAATATGCTCCTTTTATACGTTTTGCTATCCATTCAG